TGATGCTCATGTCAGCCATGAACGAGTTGTTCAGCCAGTAGGAGATGACCTTCTCCGTTTTAAGGTCCATCATCTGGACCGCTTGGTTGTAGGTCATCGCATTACCGTTGAACGGGTTTACCCAGAAGGACTTGCCATTAGACCTAATCCATGACTGGAACCAAAGGTCGTCGGGCTCAGCAGCCGCGCTAAGTTGATAGACGGCTGAGTAGAAGTCATCCTTGTCGATGCCAGATTCAACGGCGGCCATAAGAACAGCCCTCGGAACCTTGTCGGTGGCCCACAGCTGGGCGGCCTGCACCCTGTCTTCCTTCTTCTCCGGCTTTGAGGGGACGGCCTTCTCGATAAGGTCTACCCCTGTTTCTATCGCATCGTCAAAGGTCCCGAGAATGTCAGGCTTATCGCTAACCGGCTTCTTGAGTGGCTCCTCCTTGAGCAACTTCTGTAGCCGGTGTTTGGGCAGTTCGTTGGTCTTCCCCGAGAAACGAGACTTCTCGCCATCCTTATCCTTTATGGTGGCTTCCTTGCCCGTGGTGTCGTTTATCAGGCCCACTACTGTCCCTTCTCTAGCCTGCTGATGAACTCAGCGACTTCAGGGGACTGGTAAGGGGACACCCTGAGCTCGTTGGCCGTGCGGGTACGCGCTTGCTGCTCCGTCTCCCCACGCGGGGGTACGGAGTTGCGTCCGGGGCCGAAGGGCATCCCGTCAGTCAGCGGCTCGTTCGGCCTATCTGTAGGCGCGAAGAGTCGCTCTCCGACGTCCTCCATACCGGGAGGCATACCTGCGACGGGGCCCGCAGGCGCGGAGAGGAGGTCTTCTTCGCCCATTCCTTCGCCGGGGTTGGCTGCGTTCAGTTGAGACGCGGCTCCCTGCGGAAGCTGGTCGGGACCTGAGCCCTTACGAACTTTCGGTTGTGGTGTTGCCAAGATAGTTCACCTCTTTGATTATGCCCTTGGGGATATGGGTGATTCCTCTGTAGCTGTCTTTGTGGTCGGGGAACATTTCTGCTGCGAGACTAATCGAATCAGGAAGAATCCTAGCAATCCAGCCAGTCGTTCTAACTGACATGTTAGCCTCCCAGTCGGCGGGGGTGGTGTCTTCCTCGGTGAACCATGCGTCATGCCATACAACCTCTACTAGGGCCCCCAACAAGAAGGCCGGTTCCATTAAGCGCCTGCCGGAGGACGTATCCCGCCTAGGTCAGGAGGAGGAGCCGGTGGGCCTCCACCCGGCACGCCACCGACTCCACCCATCATCTCGGCATCCCCGCCCGGAACGCCTCCATGCTGTAGTGCCATCTGCTCAGACCCCGGAGCGGCTTCTCCAGGGGCTGGCCCTGGAGGTTCCATGGCCCCCGGCGTTGGCGGAGGGGCGGGGGCTGCCTCTGGAGGAGGTGCCTCCTGTGCTGCCTGAGCGATAGCGTCTATCAGTCCTATGCCCTGTTCCTTCATCAAGCCGACGACCTTGCCAACCTCCTGCCATGGTGCCTCTTGCAGGAATTTCTGCGTGGCGATGTTCTCAGCCTGCTCTGCCTGGATACGGTCTTCCTCTTCGCCGTCCTGTGCGATGTAGTCGATGTTCTCGCGGGCGGTCTGGCGGCTGATGAGGTTAGCGCCCAAGTGCTGGAGGATGCGGGTATCGGCGTTCATCCGGTCCAATCCCGCTCCAGCACCGTAGACAATCTTGGCATTAACCGGGGTCTTGAGCGAGTAGGGCTTGTAGGTCTTAACCTTGCCAACCGCCCTGAACAACGGCTTCTTCATGCCTTCGTCGTTCTCGCACATGTAGTGCTTGTCAAGCCGGAGAGAGAGGTCAAACAAGTCCTCGCGTAGCGTCCCGATACACCGCTGGATTGCCCTAACGGTGGATGTCAACTGGCCCATGGTAGAGTTGACGAATGACGCAGATGCGATGGACTGGGAGACCTCTCCCTGTCGAGCCGCTGGATAAGCGATGCCCGAACGTTGTTCGCGCTCCAAGAAGTCGATGAGCGCGTAAAGCTGAGGGCTGGAGCCCGCAGGAGCCATGCGCTGTGCATGGGCATCCGGCACGTTGGGGTCCAGTCGCAGGTGACTGTCGGGCCCCACCTTCTCGGACTCTAGGTTGAGCAGCCCCTTGGAGACGAGGGGCGCGTAGGTGAGCTCGTCCGAGTAGTCGATGATAAGCTGGATGATGCGGTTCTTCGTCTTGATGCTGGTATCCACTTGGTCGAAGATGCCTCGGAGTTCTCCGTCGAAGGACTTGGAGCGGGCGAAGGCCACCGGGATACGCCCGATGTCTGGCTCCCAGGTCTTAAAGATGTGGACCGAATCCTTGACCATCTTGTTACCCTTGTAAAGGGCGAAGGCTTGGCAACAGACCTTCTCGGAGTAATACTCCCAGATTTCCACGTCCGGCTCGCCCTTGGACCCTGCGTAGTGCTGCTGAATCTGCTTGCCCAGCGCAGGGAACTTGGCCGCTGCATCACGCAGCTTGGATGTGTGTACAACAAACAGGTCCTCCAGCTTCCCGTTCACTATCGAGGGGTAGCAGAAGCGCGGGTCGATGCGGCAGTACTTGGGATACATGCTGTCGCCCGAGGAGTCGGCGTAGACGAATACGCCCCCGGTTCCAGCCACGTCGTAGGCGAGCTCGGGGACCATGTCCTCTCCGTTGTTGAACTCCCAGTAGGTCTCTCCCACGGACTCGTAGAGGTAGGCTTCCTTCTGTGCGTCCTCGCCGTCGTCGCGGGGGTACACGCGGATGCTCGGGAGCGTCTCGGAAACGAGGTCGGAGAGGTCATCCAGGCCAATCTGGATAAGGTTAGCCACCATGGGCTCAAGCCTCTCCTGTGACTCTCCGGGCATGATGGTGTCCCACTCGCCACGATAAAGCTTGTCAACCTTGTCGATGCGAGCCTTCCATCCGGCGTAGTTGCTAACCCGATACTCGCGGACTCCGGTAAGGTCAGCTTCGTCTATCCGCTTGGAGATGTCCTCTATCTCGTTCCACTTCATTCCCATCTAAGCAGCCTTTCCCTTCATCCAGCGGTAGCCCTTGGCCAGTCGTGGAGGTATGTGGTATCCCTTGCCTGTGGTCTTCTCTCCTGCTTCTCCGCGTGGCACCAGCCGCGAGAAGTTAAACTTCAAGAACCAGAGCGCCATCAAGACGTCATCGGTCTGAGCTTGCGGGTAAGTGAGAGCCTCGTCTATCAGATGTTGGCTCTGCGCCTTGGCCTCAGCATCCCCGTAGGGGAGCTTGATTCGCCCGAATTCAAAATCAACGGCGAGGCTCTCAATCCCAAGGACAGGGTCGCCCTTGTTCCGTCCTGTCGTGTGCGGCAGGACGCTTACCCGTCTGCGCATGGACTCCATCTGCGGGTCCGTGAGGAACCAGCGTTGAGCAGCGTTCTGCTCGAAGACGAAGTACGAGGGCGCGTAGGTGTCCACACACCGCTCGATATGGAAAAGCATGTCTCGGACATTCATCTTGGAGCGGACTATCTCGATGACGTGGCACTCGAAAGCGCCCCTGCTCCATTCGAGGTCGGCCACGATAAGCGCCGCGTAGCGGGTGGGAGAGGGGTCCAAGCTCATGACCCTGACCCTCTGCTTGAGGTCCGGGGCGAAGTGCCCCGCGTCTCGGAGGTGGTCAAGGCAGCCAGGGAACTGGTCATCGCCGTATATCCACTTGCGCTGGCAAAGACGTTCTCCCTCGGGTAGCGGGTTCTGTTGGAACATCGCCTCGAACAAAGCGGAGCCTTGGTCAGCGTAGCGTTCCATCAGCGCCTCGTAGGACCACTTGGCGGGCCAGAGGACCTTGGCCTCGATGCCTGCTTCGGCATCTGGCCATATCTCTACGGCTGGGTAGTTCAGGTGCTCCCAGCGGTGGCGGAACTCGCCTGTCGCATCTTGGATTTTCTCCCCTGCTAGTTCCCCGTAAAGGTCGTAGAGGTGCAGCCGCTGTCCGATAACGATGGCCCTGCCGTCCGGCTCTAGCCGGGAGAGGACATCTCCGTGGAACCATAGGCTGAGGTCTTCTCGCATGGTTTCGGACTTGACGTGCTTCCGGGAGACCGCGTCATCGACGATAACCCAGTTGGCCTCCATTCCCAATATCGCCTGACCTGAGCCTCGGACTTGGATGCTGAGGTCACCTGACTTGGTTTCACGGGTTCTTCCATCGACAAGTAGCTCTCCTGAATTAGGTCGCCAAGGCCAGTCGGCCATCTCCGGGCGGAAACGGCCTAGGTCCTTGATGAGCAGGGCGTTATTCGAGAGGTGGAACGCGATTTCGTTGGTAAACTTCTTGGCCAGCTTGTCCGTCTGGGAAGCAATCAGAATCTGGACATTCCGGTCCATGGCTAGGAGCCAGATGGGGAACCAAGCGGAGAAAATGGTGGACTTAGCGTGACGCGGAGGGCAGTTGATAAGAGCTCTGTGGTTACTCAGGACATCCC